TAGGTATTTTAGTGTGAGCGGAATCACAAGACGTTTCTGAAGACCCTTCGTAAGGTATGGATGTCGTAGACAACTTGTCCACGAAGCTGAGGGTCGATACATGACTCTGTCAAAATAGCGGGCCCCTCCATCTCCTCCCAAAGTATCATGAAGTCGTTCAGAAATGCTGGATCGCCTAGCGATGATAACGCATAGCCAAGCAACCGGCCCCTGTGGTGAGCGTCCGATTCATCTGGTCTCTCCGGATGAAAGAAGGCCGCCCATCGTTTTATCGGGTCAAGAACTCGCGGATAAGGACCAGTGATATCAAATCCCAACCAATGGATGGCACCTGACACTGACTTAGTCGGCGAGACTTCGAAACCGAGGTCCGCAGCATGCTTAATGAACTCATTTAAACATACCTGTCCTGGGGTAAAGATGGCGAGATCGTCACCAAAACCCTTCACAGAGTCTAAATCTGGCTGGCAGTAGTAGGCCAGAAACAAACTAATGGTTGTACCAATAATATGTGTCCAAACCGATCCACTGGGCACTCCACCTTCAAGGGTAAAATCCTCCCCATTAACATGAACTTTCGTGTTAATGAAGTATTCCTTAAAAAGTTGCCATTCCTCTTCCTCGTGAGTCCTCAGATGAAAACACTCACGAAGTAAGTCAAACGCCATTTCGATGAAAGGACGTTTGACACTGAGATCAAACCCCGAAAAGTCAATACTAGTTGGATAACCAGTATGAGCGGATTTGAATTTTCGCAACCCCCCGGTAAGCCAATTGTGTTGCGTACCATAGGGACATGAGTATGAAGATCGCTTCAATTGCTCAAGTAAAGGAATAGCGTACTTGCCTTCTAAGCAGCACACCGGATACGGAGTCACAAACACGACTCGTGATTTGTGATCCATCCCCTTAGCAAGATGTGATCTGAAGGTTACTGCGGAAGGGTTGTCAATATAGCCAATCTTCTTCCACCTTTTCACCTCCGCTCTGACGACAGAAAACGGAACATCGTTTTTCGTCTTGTAGCGTCGGACGAAATTCTCTTTTGCAGAATCGAAGAAAAATCCAGCCCCAGTGTCTTTCTTGAGCTTCCAAAAACTTCGCAGCAAAGAAATCGTTTCGCATCTGAAAGGAGCGAGAGCCTCTCGAACCTTCGCAGTTGCAAACTTAACCCTGGCTTTGTCAGGATTAATCGCCATTGCTTGATACCGGTTGTGTCTGCTAACATATCGAGCGAACTCATCGCGTCGAGGTTTGCAGCGTTTCCAGCCGTAGCTCTCTACCGTGTGAAAAAGTTCTCTTTCTCGTGGTGTAAAACTAATTCTAGGATACATGGCAATCTATGGCATGTACGCAG